TGCAGCTTGTACTGCCCATCTAGGAGTGAATACGTTTTATTACGGTACTCTAGATAAGTTAGATGCTAGTACTCAGAATGTATCTTATAACTACGTATTCTTACGTCCTTTATCTTCTCCTGGTATCGTTACTAACCCTAACGGTCTAACTGGTACTAGAAACTTAGCATTTGAATTGTATTCATTAGATGTCCCGAAGTTAACAGAGACAGACTACTTAACTGTAATGTCTAATACCGAGCAAGTTATCTATGATATTTTAAGCTACTTTAATAACGGTTCAAACCAACAGACATTATATACTACCCTAAGTACTATCACTCCAGTCAATGAGGCTTTTAACGATAGAGTATACGGATGGGTAGCAACAGTAAATGTAATTAACGAAGGAATTCTTAACTACTGCAACTTCCCTAGCTAATGAAACTAACTAACTTTAACGAAGATCTAGCCAAGGCATTTGGATTACTGGGTGAGAAGATCACCGATGTAATGGTAGATGAGCTTGTATCTGATAATAAGATTGCTACCGGTAATCTCATTCAGAGTATTAGATCTTATGTTGAAGAGACTCAGCAAGGACCGGCCACTGTAATCGAATTCGCACAATATGGTGTGTATGTAGATCAAGGTAGAAGACCAGGAGATAAAATGCCTCCGGTACAGGCTATAGAGAGCTGGATTAGTCAACGTAGAATTAAGACAGGTACATTTACTCAAACACAACTAGCCTGGGCTATAGCTAAATCGATTGCCAAGAAAGGTATCAAAGCTAGTCCTTTTATCGACAACAGTATAGAGTATGCTATCAATAACTTCTCAGACGAATTAGCAGAAGCCGGAGCTAAAGGAGGTATGGAAGACTTTGTACAGCATCTACAGAAAACATTCCCAGATTCAAAAGTAACACAATCGTAAGATGGCTATCACTATTTCACAATCACCTACATCTCCTAATATGTCTAATGCAGACTTATTATTTGAAGTTGACTCTACTCAAAAGACTCAGCCTCAATTCCAGTATGTATGTGATGTCCAGGATGAAAATAAGACAGTACTACAGAGGATTAAGCAACAGCCTTCACCTCAAGGGTACGGAGTATTCAACGTAGGTCAGATCATTACCAACTATCTAGAGTCGGACAATGTTTGGAAGACAGCAGAGTTTGCAACCTCTTCTCTAAGCAGTAAAGAGTTCTGGGTAGCATTTGGAGAGGAGTATGGTACTTCTACTTCTGGATCTGTTACTTTGTATAACGGTGTAGCTGCAGTCTCTGGATCACCTGCTAAGAGTGGTAGTTATGCTACTTATATTTCAGACGGTCTAGTAGAACCTAATTCAGGTGATTGGAACTTCGCTAGTTCTTCTTACTACTATCCTGAAGAGGCTGACGCATATAATACCTTCAGTCATCAGGTAGTTTTAAGTAATGCTCCTACTACACAAAAGGCACAGGATGGTGAGTATGTTACTATCTCTGCTTATAACGGTAACTTTGTAGATAGTGATACAAATGCTCAGAATATAGCTTATGTTAAATTCGATATAAAGAATGCTGCCGGTACTACTATACAGAATGTCACTTTAGAGAATATAGTAGCTAATGGAGGTGGTCCTAAAGTAAATGCTAACGACTTATGGAGTACAGTAGCAGCTAATCAGACTTCAGGTACTAGACTTTTACATATAGGTGTAGGTCCTCAGAACCTAGCTGATGGGGGTAATACTTTAAATGATAACTGGGCTTCTTATACAGTAACCCTACAAGGAGCTGGCGATGACGGACTAGATAACGATAATGCAGTATTCGGTCAAATGACCTTTGAGAAAGATGATGCCGAGTGTATCTCTGAAGGAGTTAGATTTGCCTGGAAGAATGAGTTTGGTGTATGGGATTACTACACAGCTAAACTAGCTATAAACAGTGGCGTACAAATTCAGAGAAATTCATACCAGCAGTCTTTTGTAGATTATGGTACAGGTACTAGTACTGTTCCTTACGACCTTTCTAGAAGAGGTTCTAGTCAATTCTATAATAAAGGTACTCAACGTAAAAGTGTTACTACAGACATACTAACCCAGGCTGAGGCTGATTGGTTAAGAGAGTTATTCTTTAGCACTAACGTATACGTACAAGAGGGTACGAATTTCTTACCTGTAGTTATCAGTGATGCTGCAGCAACTGAGAAGACTAATCCTAGATCTCAGAAAGTATTCCAGTACTCATTTAACTTTGAATACGCTAATCAGCTAAGACCTAGAAGATAATATGGCTACTATATTAAGAGCATATAACGACAACCAAGAGAGGTACGACTTAGATCTATACAATGAAGAGTCGTTTAGACTGGATATCTCTGCAATTGAGAGCGGTGAGATAGGTACGGTCTTTGGTATATCTTCTCAGAAGTTTTCCCTCCCTGGTACAGACAACAACCAACAATACTTCGGTAACCTAGATAACATAGGTGCTAGCCCGGCTAGTAGCTTTATCAAGACTCTACCTTGCCAGGTACTGGTAGATGGTCAAGAGATCTTTAACGGTAAGATATACTTAGAATCCGTAGTAACAGATCAGAGAGGAGATACTGTCTATAATGCTATAGTAGTAAACGAGACTGTAGACTTTAAGTATCAGGTCTTAGATAAGACATTTGGTGATCTAGATTGGTCAGAATACGATCACGAACTAACCTATACTAATATCTCTTCATCTTGGGATTTAGATTTATTTAACGGTGATATCGTTTATCCTTTAGCCGAGTATGGAGTAGAAGATAACGATCCAGATGCCGTACAATTAGTTAATGGTGGAGGACTTAACTCTTTTACTAATGAGACTACTCCTCTAAAACCTATTGACTTCAAGCCTGCTATCAGACTAAAAGCTGTGGTAGATAAGATCTTTGAAAATACTGATTATACGTATTCTTCTTCTTTCTTAGATAGTGATAATGTAAGCAATATATATGTACTTGCTACTCAGGATGAATCTAGAACAGCAGGTTCTTTTGTATCTCCAGTATCACAGTCTTTCTCTGCCTACCCTACTGCAAGTCAGCAATTTACTCCTCCATCGTTTACCTGGAATAAGGTAAGCTTTAGTGCTGAGACATATGATAACGGTAATAGGTGGGATACCAGTACTAGTGAATTTACGGCAGGTACTACAGGTAACTATTCTTTTGCTAGCGTACTACCTTTTACTATCAGTAACCTGAATGCATTTACAGCCAGAAATATTGTATTAGCTATATACAAGAATGGTGTTAGGATTCAAGGTACTGAGAGATTCTTTAACTATACAGGTCTAGGTACTCTACCTCCTATCGTAAGTTACAGTAGTATTATAAGTGCTAACTGGAATAACGTAGCATTAACAGCTGGCGATACTGTAGAATTATACGTACAGTTTACTGGTACATGGGCCGCTGAGATATTAGAGTTCTATGGTGCTAATCCTCAGACATACTTCCAAATGTATCAAGGACCTACCTCTTACCAAGGTAGTACTGTGTCTATGGGTAAGCTATTCCCTAGTAATCAAAAGGTAACAGACTTCCTAGCTGGTGTTATTCAGAAGTTTAACCTAGTATTAGAACCTAGAAGAGACGAACAGAACGTTATAGGTATTGAGACTTTCGATGTATGGAAAGATAACGGTGTACAGAAAGACTGGACTGGTAAAGTTGATAGAAGTGTTAAGTTTGAGATTTCTCATCCTTTGCAAGATAATCCTAAAAAACTTTACTTCAGTGATGAGCCTGATGAAGACTACTTTAACAAGTATAGTCAGGACTTCCGTAAAAAGACTTTTGGTGAGTTAGAGTATTTTAGTGATAGTGATTTAGCTACTGGAGAAAGGTCTGTAGGTACTTACTTCTCTCCTACACCAATGAGATACATTGAAGGTACTAATGATTTTATTGTACCTCAGATCTATGCAGCAGACGGTCCTGGTAGTGAAAAGACTAGATTAGTATTTAACCCTAGATTACTTTACTACTTAGGTAAGAAAGAGAATAATCAATTGTTTGATCTTTCTGGAATATTCAACCTAGGAGCTTCTGGTACAGTAACACAAGGTGTATGGTGGATGAGTGATGAGCTAGATACTCCTTACTCTCAAAGCTACTATCCTGTATTCCACCACGTAAACGAATTACCTGCTACTAGTACTTCTTTAGACTTACACTTCGGTAATCTTAATCACGTAGAATATCACCAGCAATTTGTAAATGCTCAAACACCTAAAGATGCATTCTATACCTACTGGGCAGAATACGTTAATGAGCTTTATGATATAGACTCTAGATTAGTAACTGTAAACATAGCATTAAAGCCTACTGATATTCCTACTATCAAGCTTAACGATAAGATCTTTGTAGATGGACATTACTATAGAATCAATAAGATTCAAGGTGCTAATCTAACCAAAGAAGAGTCTGTAAAAGTAGAGCTGTTAAAAGTACCTACCAGGAAGTTAAAATATCCACGTCGTAGAATTTTTGACATTGGCATAGACTTAGGATATAGCGACGTCACAGTAAGCTCTGTAGATGCAAATGGACGTGTTGTCTATGAAGATTATGAGACAGGTGCTACTATCACTGATCCTGCTTTACTACAGAATGCCTCTTCGAGAGACGGCTTCAGATACTTCCCTGGTGATAATCAAGTAGTATGGGTACAGGATAGACAGAGTGTACCTTCTAACAATACTGTAAGAGGTGTAAACTACGTAGATGAAAGAGCAATAAATGTACGCGTAGAGGGTGATGGTAATACTGTAGGTCCTTATGTACGTAACTCTAGTATTGTAGGTAGCGGTAATACGTTAATGGATGTTGGAGGTAAAGTAAACATTTTCGGAGACAACGTATCTGCTGAAGGTGTGATAGATAACTTATATGTTGTAAATCTAACCGGCTCTGCTATTATTGAAAGTGGATC